TGCCAACCGCGTCGGTCGTTTTAACGGCGATGACTGCTTGTTTGCAGGTGATCGGAAGTTCTTTTCCCTCTGGCAAGAGGTGACTGGAACGTTCGGACTTTGTGTCAATGTTGAGAAGACCGGCTACTCAAACATCTCTGCGGATTTGAACTCTCAAAGGTTCTTCCTCCGTAGAGGCCAGTTGGCCCCTAAACCTGTCCTTTCGTTCTTCCGACCGTACAGGGAGGAACCTGGTTGTCTCTTATCAGAGGTGCTCCGTGGCGTTTCGTCTTTTCGCGGTGAGACCAAGAGTCTCATCGTGAATTGCATGATGCGTTACGAGATTGCCGCCAGGCAGATAGACTTGTCCAGTCTGTCTAAGAGAGATTACCAGATTCTTTCCAAGAAGTCTTGGTTTCGCCGGGCCCTGACCGATGGGCCGGCCCCTACACGCACGAGGGGTGAAAAACGTAGTGTCGAAATGGTAGTAGGCCCACCTCCCAAGGCCTGTTTCTACCCTGTTTTCGACTCTATGTCCAAGGACGTCGCGTCCGACATGGTCTCGAGATGGACGGGAGTTCCCGTTAAACCTGAAAAGGTCTCCATCGACTATGCTGCGTACCGCGAGCGATCCTCTCAGTCACCCTCGTATCAACCTCCATCTTTCCGCGTCCTCAAGCGAGGGCCAAGGAAGTGGTCGTTTGTCTGGCCCAGGCCAGTTTACGACTTCTTTCTGCGTTACGAAGAACGGGTGTTTGTTTCCGAAAATACCCGCCGATCACTATGGATCGACGACCATCCTTGTCTCCATGTCACCATGGAACTTGTTCGGTCACGGTTCGTTCGTGGATCGCGAAACTTCCGAAGCTACTTTGGACCCCCCGCATCTCTTTCGCCTTGCTCTCTTCCACAGGTCAACTGTGGCTACGCCTAGTGAGTTGCGCAGGAGCTCTCTAGCTGGGAGATGAGTAAGATTAATCGGCACCATTGGTCTGGGTGCCTCAGTTTGACGTGTGAATACTGGTCTCAGTAAGTCAGCACGGCCCCGTTGGGGCGCGTCATGCGTTTAGGATTCGGGCAATTCGTCTCAGACGAACGGGGCACTAGCCCTCCCGGGAACGCAAGAATCCGGACGCATCACTTCTTTTATCCTACAACTAGGTCTCGATGCCTACGCTCCGCAAAGCGGTTATGATCGGGGTATCGGGTTGCGTTCGCGACCCGCCGACACCCACTCGGAAGAGTTGGGGCGACCATCTTGGTATCCTAGGTAGAAGTGGTGCGTTGAGCAAATGGCGTGGCTCTGCGCGGGTGCTGCTGCGGTGATAATCGCCAGGCAGTATCATGTTAAAAC